ACTTACATAATTCCAAATCAAAGAGAAATAGAGAAAGACTTTAACTACTTATTGAAGTTAAAAGGATTTGGAAATCGTATTTACTTAAAAGAGTTAGATCCTATCGAAGAGCAGTTACCAATAGAAGAAAAGATTAAGGTAATGACTAAAAATGAGGTTCGTGAAATGTACGGATTACCTCCGATAGAAGAAGAAATAAAACCAATTGTATCAAGTGCTATTCACAGGTTTTGTGAACCTGAATTAGAAGATACTTGCTGCGAACATTCATTTAAAAGTGTTTCAGAGATTGATGAAATAATTGAAATCTTTAAAATGTTTGGTGAAGATAAAGACTCATTTGAATTTTATGAGCAAAAGTTTATGAATGAAGATGGCAAGTTTGAATTTGCTGAAATTTCACCATTAAGCAATAGTTTAAAAAGAGATATAGTTGCATTGTTAGATAAAGACCCATTAATGGAAAATAAGACAATTGCAGATACTTTAAGAATAAAAGAGGATAGAGTAGCGGACTTAATTAAAGACCTTGTAAACGAAGAGCAAATAAGCGTAAAAGAGAAAATAAGCGGAGGTGATAAAAAACTTATTCGAGTTCCTAAATCTTCAGCAATTAGACAGGCAAATAAAATAGGTAATGAGTTTGAAGATTTTAAAATTATGTATTCTTACGAATGGAGACCAGGTGTAAAACCAAACAAAAGAAATAGCAGAGAGTTTTGTATTAAACTTTTAGATGCAAATAAAATGTATTCGAGAGCGCAAATAGAACAGATTAGTAAAATAGTTGGATGGGATGTTTGGAACTTTAGAGGTGGTTGGTGGACTCGTAAAGGCGGAGATGCACGAACTCCATTTTGCAGACATATTTGGCAAGCTAACGTTGTAAAAACTAAAAAATAATGGCAACAGTATTATTATTAACAGCAACATACATTAAGGACTATACATTTGTAGATCCAAACGTAGATGAAAAATATATTCGTATTTCAATTGAAGAAGCTCAAAAGATTCACATTCGTAACTACATTGGTTCGGGGCTTTACAATGAAATTATTACTCAAGTTCAAAGCGGAAGTTTAACAGCTTTAAATACAACTTTATTAGATGATTATATTATCCCAGCATTAAAGTGGTGGACTATGGTAGAAGCAGCTCCCTTTTTAACTTATAAGGTTACAAATAAGAACATTGTTAGAAAAAATAGTGATAACAGTACTGGAGTTGATTACTCTGAATTAAATCAGTTTATGAATTTAGTAACTGACAAAGCACAATATCATACAAATAGAATGATTGAATATTTGTTGGAAAATGCAAGTACTTATCCATTATACGATAATCCTGGCAGCGGCTTTGATACTATTGTGCCACAACTATATGCTTACGATAATGGAATTTTCTTAGGTCGTAACAAAAGATATATTAGTTATGAAGAAAAATTTGAAAAAAGAAAACGCTACTAAGCCGAAAAAAAGCGGTTACAAGCTATTCAATAAAATTGAAATATTGAAACAATATTTGAATGATAACATTAAACCAAACAATAAAGAACCTAAATAACATTGCAAACGCTCACTATCAAATCAATTCATTTGGTAATGGTAGTGTAGTTGAATTTGCAACAAGTGGAATAACTAATTACCCAGCAATGTGGGTAGATTACGAAGCTCCGCAAGTACAAGGTAATGCCTATGTGTATGTATTAAGAATATACATAATGGATAGGCTTATAAAAGGAAAGACAAATGAGTTAGAGTTGTTTAGTGATATTCAGCAAATATGTTTAGATATTATATCACAATTAAGCTCTACTATTTATGGTTGGAAGTTAATAACTGATAACATTACTTTAAATCCATTTAGTGAGCCAAGATTTGACGATGAAGATGCAGGTTATTATTTTGATGTGCAATTAAAACAGCCTTTTAGATATGATACTTGCCAAATACCTTTTAACTCAACAATTACAAATACAGGAACTTCTAATTTAGTTACAATAGTTGATCAAAACGGAAACACAATAACTACTTTAGCAGGTGGTGAAACTTATCAAGTTTTGGTAGTTAGTACAATAGATGGAGGTTCAAGTTCTACAATTTATAGCAATACAATAGTACAAGCATGAGTACATTAACAGCAAAAATACAATTAAGAAGAGATACATCTGCAAATTGGACTTCTAATAATCCGATATTAGCAGCTGGTGAGGTTGCATTTACAAGTGATGTATTTTATACATCAACAGACCAACAAAGATTTAAAATAGGTGATGGTGTTCAAACATGGACACAATTAGATTACGTTCCTGAAGGTGGAGCAAGTGCATATCCTGAACATTTATATTTAACAGTAGTGAATAAAACAGGAGATAATTTACTTGCAAGTGATTATAAAGTAATGAAAGTAAAAAATGCACAGGGACAAAGATTAGCAGTTGATTACGCTCAAGCTGATAGTGATGCAAATTCAGCAGATACTATTGGGGTTGTTTATGAAAATATAAATAATAATCAAACAGGTAAAATAGTTACTATTGGTGAACTAACAGGATTAAATACAACAGGAAATCTACAAGGAGAAACATGGACAGAAGGAGATGTTATTTATTTAAGTCCTTTTAATGAGGGAGAAATTACCAATATAAAACCAACAGCACCAAGTCATTTAGTTACTTTGGGTTATGTTGTTTATACTCATGCTAACAATGGAAAAATTTATGTTAAGTGTGATAATGGTTATGAAATCGGTGAGCTTCATAATGTTTATGCACCAAGTCCAAACAATAACGATGGTATATTTTGGAGTTCAGGAACAACACGTTATGAAAATAAAAGCATTGCAAATGTTTTAGGTTATACACCTGAAAACTCAGCAAATAAAGGAGTTGCAAATGGTTACGCACCATTAGCAAGTGATGCAAAAGTTGATGCTGCTTATTTACCTGCTTATGTTGATGAAGTTTTGGAATACGCAAATTTAGCCGCCTTTCCAGCAATAGGTGCAAGTGATAAAATTTATATTGCATTAGATACCAATAAAGTATATAGGTGGTCAGGTAGTGTTTATATTGAGGTCGCAGCAAATAGTGGTGTTTGGGGTGCAATAACAGGAACGATAACAAATCAAACTGATTTACAAGCAGCATTAAATGCAAAAGCATCTATTTTACCTTTATATTTTGGATCTGCGCAAAACACTTTAAATCCAGCAGACTCGACAACATACTACTTTGCTAATACTTCTAGCCCTTCTACGGGATTTATATCAAGATATATGCCAATTAGTAAGGCTGTTACAGTAATTGCATGTTCATTTGAAATATGGGTAAATAACACTATCGGTTCATCTGAAAATTCTCAAATAGATTTATTAGTTTATAATAGTTCAGATGTTTTGCAATCAACTAATTCAATTAGTAATACTGTAAAATGGAATAATGCTGGTAAAACAAATAAATACTTTATTACAGGGTTAAATTATGCAATACCTGCAAATAGCTATATAGTATTAAGGTTAATAACACCAGCATGGGTAACTAATCCAACAGTAACATGGGGAACATTTAATTTAAGCATTATATGATATTCGAATACGAAATAAAATTAGAAAATGGTAAATACAATATTTACTATTTCATAAATGGTGTTATTGACACAGTAGAGTTCTATGGTTATTCACTAAATGACCCTGAATTAATTATTCGTTATGGTTACAAAGAAATAAAATAACGGTACTTTAAAAAATAAAAGAGATGGCAAACGCTTTAAGATTAACAGCTAATGGTAGTTGTGAATATATCGACAACACCAATGCAAGAACGGGTAAAAAATACTACTGTTTTATTGTTCAAGCTGATACAGTAGTGGGAACTTTAACAGGTGGATTTGCGCCTGATACAACAACAAACTATTTAACATCAATTGGTTTAAGTGGTAAAACATTAAAACAAGGTGCTATCATTTACGCTCCTGGTGATGCGGTGTTTACCAATCTTACTTTAACAAGTGGAACTATTATAGCTTATTCAGAATGAAGCTAAGTTTAGGTTTATCACCTCGTGACTATTCAGTAAGTGGCGGTGTAACTTACGATGCTGATGCTTTAGCTTACTTTACTGCTAATACAGCAATAACAAGTGATGCCGATAAAAATGCAATTAATACCTTTTATTTAGGGCTTAAAAGCGATGCAATTTATACTAAAATTAAGGCTATGTATTTACCATTGTGGAGTTCAGCAAGTTCAAATAAATGGAATCTAGTTAATCCATTAGATACAGATGCTGCTTTTAGATTAACATTTGCGACTGGAATGTCACACGTAAGTAATGGGTTTAATTCTAATGGTACTACGGGTTATGCCAATTCATATTATTCAACAAATAACATACAGAATTCCAATCATTTATCAATATATATTCAAACAGACGTGAATGAAGCAAAAGTAGATATTGGTGCTTATCAAGGTTCTCCAGGTAGAGCTTTTGACATTGAATCAAGAGTATCTAATGTTCATTACAATGGAAATTTTATTTCTGCTAATTTTAATACTTATGCAAATACAAATTCGAAAGGATTTTATATTAATACAAGAACTACAAGCACAAATCAAAAATCTTATAAAAATGGCACTTTAAAAGCTACTGATACAAGTAGTGGCACTAATAATTTTAATAGACAAATATATATATGTTGTAGAAATGAACAGGGTACGCCAAGTCAGTATTCAACTAAAATATTTTCATTTATATCAATCGGAGATAACGGCTTAACAGATACAGAAGCGAGTAACTTTTATACAAGAGTAAACACATTAATGACACATTTTGGAATAAACGTATAATTATGGAATATTACGGTAGAATAGTAACAACAGAACAAGCAGAACAATTACAAGGAGTATTCATTGACCATGATACTTTTTTTAATTTTGTTCAAGACATTAACGGAATATATTTTTTATTTTTAAGTGAACAGGATGAGGTTGATATAGCAAAGACTGAATACGCACCTTTGTTGCAGATACCTTTAAGCCCTTATGTAGCACCACCAACACCACCAATACCATGAAAGAGGCATTAGAATTAATAAAGAAACATGGCGCAACTGCGGTACTTGTATTGTGGCTATGGCATACTCATACGAGAGTAGAACATTTAGAAGCTAAGTTATATAATTGCTTAGAACGTGAAAGACTTGAACAGTTATATAGTAAACCAAACGAAGCTGTAATTCCAAAAAAAATAGAAGATGAAACTAAAAGTAGTTAGGGAAATAAAGAACGATGTGTGTACAATCGGCTCGTTATTCATTAACGATGTTTTTTTTTGTTATACCTTAGAAGATAAAGATAGAGGACTAAAGCAAAGTGATTCTTTACTATTCATCCAAGCTAAAAAGATTTTCGGAGTTACTGCAATACCTTCAGGCTTCTATAAGCTAACAGTTAATCAGTCACCGAAGTTTAAACGTATGTTACCACGTATCTTAGATATAAAGGGTTTTAGCGGAGTGTTACTGCATCGTGGGAACTCAGCAAACGATTCGTTGGGCTGTATTTTATTGGGCTACAAGAAAGGCGATAACTCTATATTTGAAAGCACAAAAGCTGAAATTGATTTAGTAAACCGATTATTGTTACATAACAACGAAGTTCACTCAATTGAAATAGTATAAAGCAAAAAAGCACCTTACGGGGTGCTTTTAAGTGTTAGAAATTTTTATGAAAAAACACAAAGAACGATGAGCAAAATTAAACAATTTAAAACAATATACAAATGTTATTACAAGTAGTAAATGATACACTAACAACAGTAGTTAGTGAAGTAGTTAATACAGCAGTTGCGGTCCATGAAGTAACTGGTGGTGGAGCTTTCATCAATGGAGTTGATAATTCAGTAGTTGGTTCAATAGTTACTTTATTAGTAGCAGCTATCATTCGCCATTGGGAAAAGAAAAAGATTAAAAAGAGAGCGAATAAGAATTAAAATTTTCTTATTGATTTTTAATTAGTTAGCAATTATTTTAAAAAATAGTTGCTTTTTTTTGTTGTTTATATTATAATTTGCTTTATATTTGCTTTATAATTAAAAACACAAACAATGAAAATCACAATTGAACGCAAAGAAAAAGTACAAGTGGAAGTTCAACTTCCAATGTTTACTAAACAATCTTACCATTATTACATGGTAGAAGAAAGTAGAACAACTGTTTTATTTTTCGGTGAAAACGAGCAATCTATTACAGTTACTCAACACATGATGCAATACCCATGCAGCTATGAAAAAATAGAAGAGAAAGAATTTAACGAAGTTTATAACACCATTAAAAAACAGATTTATGAATAACGAAAATCAAATAGAACTAAACAATAATTTAGAGTATTGGTATGGCTTTATAGATGCTAACTTACTAATATATAATAAAAATAATTTAAGTCGAGTTAACTTAGAAAACTCAATTATGGAAATGTTTATTACTGATATTGAAACTCAATTTTACTTTCAGTTCTTTGAGAAGGGAAAAATAATAGGTAGGCATAAAATATTTATAGGTAATAATCAATATGACAATGACTGGAACTTACAATTGTTTCAGGAACTAATTAAGATGTTTAAATCCTTAGATGTTAAATTTCAATTAAAATAATATATAAACAATAATACAATGGAACAATTAATAGAATTAAAAAAAGCAATCGTAGAAAGGTTTAAACTAAACGCATACATTTTAGAATTAGAAAAGACAATAGAAAATCATGCAAATAAATTCACCTTTGAAAAATATAAAGGGACAATAATATTAAGAGGTGGGTTGCAATATGAATTATTTGGAGTTATGGCACAAAGTTATACTTGGACTAATGAAATTAAACCAAATAATGTAAAATTGTCTTTAATTTATACTATAATATCTAAAATAGATAGTCATCAAAAGAAAGCGTTATTAAAAGCAAAAGACAAATTTAATAATGATAAATATATGGGTTGGTATGATGGGAAAAAAAAATTATGGATAGAAGAAAATTATGAAATTGAGCCAGAATTGATAATGAATGATGAAATAAATTTGAGAATTGATAATATTAAATAATGACTTTAAAAATAAATTTAAAAAAACAAATATGAAAATACCCGAAACAATCAAAACAAAAATGAGTGATTACTATACATTTGGTGACCACACAAAAATTAAAAGATTAGGAATACAAAAGAAAAAGCCATTCAGCTTAGTAACAATAGGCAAGGCTTTTAAAGAGGGAGAGTGCCACGATGATTTACTGGACTTAATAGATGAATTTTATAACTTAAAAATTAAAAAGTATGGAAAATAAATTTTATTCAGAAGGCTTAACTAAAAGAAGTTTATATGCTTTAAATGAAATACATAGAATAGAATCTGAGCTTTATGATACTGCTGAAAGGTTAGGTGAAATACAAAGAGCAGAACTTTATGACCAAAATTTAACGGAAAAGTACTATCTACTTAAGAATCAGTTAGAAACAATTACTGATAATTTTTTAAATTATAATTCAGTTAAAAATTAATTATTAAATTTGTAACCATGAAAACACAAGAACAAGCAATCCTCGATGCTCTTTTAGGTGGGCAAGTGATAACAGGCTCAAATGCCTATGCTATTACAAAAAAAGAATGTGCCTGCGGTACATTAAACCTTCACAAAGTATTAGCTAAGATTAGGGATAAAGGTTATACCATTAATGAGCAATGGTGCATCAACTCTAAATCTAATACACGCTTTAAAGAATTTACAATAACCAATAAAAAACAAAAGAAAAATGGAAACTAAAAACAAGTTTAATTCTGGAGTAATCTTCAAGAACTCTAAAAAAACAAATGAGAAACAACCTGACTATCAAGGAACTGTTAATGTGAATGGAAAAGAAATGCAAATATCTTTATGGTTTAAGGAATCCCAAAAAGGAACTAAGTATTTTAGTGCTGCATTCCAAGAACCGTTCAAAAAAGATAGTGAAACAAAGACCTATCCTAACGAGACAAAGTACACACCTAAAATAGAGGATGACGGGCTTCCATTCTAATTAACCAAAAAACACAAAGAACATGAAAACAGAAAAAACACAAGAAAAACAATTAACTGATATTATTCCGATAATTGCTATTCAAAACGAGTTAAAAGTTCCAAAAGGTAATTTAAACAAGTTCGGTAATTATAAGTATAGAAGTGCAGAGGATATACTTGAATGCTTAAAACCTATTCTTTTACGTTATAATGCTTTATTAATTCTTACTGATGAAATAGTATTAATAGGAAGTAAAATGTTTTTAAAAGCAACTGCAAAATATAAAGACAATAGTGGGCAAATTGATGTTATTGCATATGCTGAACTTTCTGAACACAAAGGAATGTCAGCAGAACAAGCGACTGGCACAGCTTCAAGTTATGCTCGTAAATATGCTTTGAATGGTTTATTCTTAATTGATGAGACAGAACAGGATGCTGACCATGATAACAAGAAAGTTGAGCAAAAGAAACCTGAATTAATTTTAAATAGCGAAGTGTATAAAAAAGCACAGGAATACATGATGTCAGGTGGCTCAATAGACGTTATAAAGCAAAAGTATTCAGTTAGTCAAGAAGTAGAAGTAGCACTTATAAAATCAATCTAATGGAAAATAAAATAATTGAAAATGATATTAAAATGAAAGAAATGGCTGATAAATATAAAGATGAATATTTTGAATTATTTGGAAGTTTAATCTTAAATGGTTACGATATTCAAAGTGCTATTGACTTTTGTTATAATAAATTAATATTAAATGTTAAATAAAATGGAAAGCACAATAGAAATTTACTCACCTACGTGGTGGGATAACAGATTAGGTAATTTCACCGGAAGTGAGGTCCATCGCCTTATGACTGAGCCACGCTCTAAAAAAGATATACTAAGCAAAGGTGCAGAAACTTATATTAGGGAAAAAGTCTATGAAAGGTTAAGCGGACAACCTAAGCAAAGCATTGATAACTATGCAACAGCATGGGGACACGAAAATGAGCCAATAGCAAAACGATATTACACTGCCAGAACAGGTAATGAGGTAATAGAATCAAAATTGCTTATAAGCGAAAATATAGAAGGATTAACAGGTAGTCCTGATGGCTTAGTAGGTGAGGAAGGCATGATTGAAATAAAATGTCCTTTTGTAGGATCTAATCACTTGAATTTCTTTTTCAATGAAGAAACTTTTGAAAGTGAGAATAACGATTACTACTACCAAATGCAATGCTACCTTTTATTATCAGGTAGAAAATGGTGCGACTTTATTTCCTTTGACCCTCGTTTAATTCTTAATTCAGATGCTGGTTTATACATTCGAAGATGGGAAGCTAATGAAGAGGTACAGGAACGAATGATTGAGAAAGTAACTATTGCAAGGGATTTATTTAACCAATACTTAGATGCGTTTAATAAAAAGTAAAAAATGCAAGGAGTGTGGCGGAAGCTTCACTCCTTTTAAAACAACACAGGTAGTTTGTGGTGCTAAATGTGCAACAAAGTTAGCTGAAGCGAAGGTATGGAAAGAGAAAAAGAAAGTAATGATTGAAAACACTCGTACCCGAACTGAATGGTTAGCTTTACTTCAAATAGTCTTTAACAAGTATATTCGTTTAAGGGATGCTAACAAACCTTGTATTTCATGCGATAGACCATTAGGTGCTAAATTCGATGCAGGACATTTCTTTTCAGTAGGTCGTTATCCTAACTTACGATTTTGTGAAGATAACGTACATGGGCAATGTGTTCACTGTAACCAGCATCTGCATGGTAATCACTTAGAATATAACGAAAGAATACAGCAAAGAATAAGCGCATTTAATTACGTTGTATTAATGAATAAGAGAAATGATGACCTCAAACTAACCTTAAATGAAATCAAAGAATTAATCAAAGTTTATAAATTAAAAATCAAAGAACATGGAAAATTATAAAGATGGAGACAGAATAAGAATTTGGATTGAAGATTCAGTAGAGCCTAATGGTGGCACTTGGTGCTATGGAAAAATAGAAGAAATAAAAATAATTAAAAAAATATTTGTTGCTGATGGATTTCCATTAGATCCTGAAAATGAAATACAAGATTTTAAAAACTATAAAATTGAAAAACTATGACAAAGCAAGAACAAATAACAGAATTTGAAAGCCACTTAATGATAGGGCTATTTAAAGCAACAGTTGAGCAAACTACTCAATGTACTAACAAATATAACTTTAAGTTAAGAGCTGATTTTAACCTTTGGCAAAA